AGCGGCCGCCCCCGTCGTTGTCAACGTCGAAGGTGCGGATGTCACGATCAACGTCGAAGGCAACCACAAATACATCTGCGGGGAGCTGACCTCGCTGAAGATCGGGACCGTGGAAAAATCGGCCCGAACTTCGGCGATCTTCTTCACATCGGGAAACGTTGCCACGGAGCTCACCTGGTCGGATGACCTCGTGGACATCATCGGCTACAAGACCCCGGCGCCGAATCGAGCCTACGAGATCAATATCGAGGAACTCCGCGCAATCATCGAGTAGCCATGGATCGCAGACGAAGTTTGTTGAAGATCGCCGCGCTGCGCAGCGAACGCGAGCAGCAGGTGGGGGTGAATTGCACGAAAGGGTATCTTGAATCGACGGATGCCGGGCTATTGTTCGACGGTCCGCGGAGTATGGAGTGCTTCTTTAATCTCCGCCAATCTGATGGCACTCAACGACCGGCACAATTCTCAACCTCGATGCTAACTATCGCCGTCACGCCAATGGATGCGATAATGTTCCACTGCGGAGATAAGTCGCTACAAGTGAGTCGGGTGACAATAGGTGACGATATACATGCCGTCATATCCTATGATGGAGCAACTGCGATGTGTTATATCAATGGCATCGAGGTAGGTGCTATGCAACCAACAGCATACACGCCGAGCGCGTTATTCCGCATTGGAGATCCGTTACATATTACTAAAAGCCCGGTCCATTTCTGCCGTCATTTCAACTACGCCCTTCCCGCGGAAGAAGTTGCCGCACACTACAACAACGGCGATCCTGCAGGATATGTGGTACCGTTAGCCGATAAATATCGTTGGGAAGTCTCTGAATCTAACATTGGAAATATCAGGTTCTATCCTAATTATGAAGGGGCCGGTGTTACCTCTTATTTAGAGGATAATGCTAATGGTTTCACAGGTCGATACGCACATATAATTTCGGGATCGTCAGGTTTATTGTCGGTATACAGCTATCGATTCATGGGGCATCCGGTCGGATGTGTTGTTGAAGCTAAATTCAAGTATCGTAGTAATGCTCCCGTACGCGTTCTGGAAGGCAATCGTATTCTTCCTATCAATATGGAGGATGCGGCTGACGCCACGATTGTATATCGCACAACAGGAACTAATATCACTGGTTTTAGTATAACTGTACCAAATGCCGATGCAAATTCATGGGTCGAAATTCAACCTGTGTCGTTACGAACGCTCGGCTGCATCGCCGAGTATTTGCCGCAGAACCTTGTGGGACAATGGCATGAGAAACCGTTTGAGATTACGGGTATAACTACCTATACATGGACCGGAGAAACCGACCCTGTTTACTATCAAGAGCTTTTATTGGGCAGATTTATTCAAACGGGAGCGGTCGTGATGATTAAAGGTTCTGTGTCCGATTATCAAAGCGGAGAACCTTTTGTATATGTAGGGAATAGGCAGGCGATGATCCCTGCGCAAAATGGGAGTTTTACGCTCAAGGTCATCAACAACCGGGACAATATCGACCGTATCTATTGTTATGGCGGGACTGTGAGATCTGATCGACGGTTGACGATTACCATAGATAGTGTCGAGCTGATTCCCGATGTAGCCTTGTCCTGGCTCGACAGCGCCAAGCAGTTCCCGCTGAATGATGAATATCTTCCGCCGCTTTTGCAAAGCGACGGTGGGTATGACCTGACTGCGTCCGGAACGCCGGAAATAATCATCAAATAACGAACTATGAACAACTACGCAAAACTGATCGACGGGCGTCTGAAGTACGCCCCTACAACAATCAGGACCGCCGACGGGCTGGTCTGCAACCCGCGTCCGGACAAACTGATCCCGCTTGGATACAAAGAGGTGATCTTCGACGAGCATCCGGAACCGTCCGACCCACCGAAGCATTACCGGGAGGTCTACACCGAAGAGGCGGACCGCATCCGGGTCGGCTGGGAAGAATACACGTCTGTACCGGAGCCGCAGCCCGATCCCGAACAGTTGCGGGAAATGGCCTACCGGGCCGAAGCGGATCAATATCTGATGGCCTACGAAGGCTATCTGGCCGAGGGCAAGATACTCGAAGCCGACGAGCAAAAGACCATATACCTGGCCAAAAAGGCCGAGATCAGGGAGCGATTCCCGGATAAGTAACCTGTCGGTCGAACTCTCGAAATACCACAAATATATGAAAAGACTTATCAATAAACTCGTCGGATGGCTCAACGCCATCGCTAAAGACAAATACCAACACTTCGCAGTCGGGGCGGTCATCGCCTCCGCGGCGCTGGTCGTGGCTGTGCCGTTGGGCGCCTGGTGGCGGTGGCAGCCTTTACTGGTGTCGATGGTCGCCGTAATGACGGCCGCCGTTGTCAAGGAGCGCAAGATCGACCCGAAAGCCGACATGCAGGACATTCTATGGACGCTCGCAGGAGGAGCCGTAGGATGGGTGGTGTTCATCGTGTTTACCCTAACTGCGAGATAGAATGGACTGGACTACGATCATCATTTCCTTGGGCGGGGCGTTGTTGACTGGCGGCGGAGCCTTGTCTTTGCTTTACTATAAAGAAAATCGTCGGGCCAAGCAGATCGACAACGAAAAATCCGTCGTCGAGGAGTGGCGCGGGATCGCCGAAGAGCGAAAGGCCCGTTGCGACGAACTCAAGGAATCACTCGACCGGAAGGATGCGAAGATCGACGCCCTGTACAAGGAGAATTCCGAGCTGCGCAAACGAAACGACAAACTATCCTCTGCGAATACTGCGCTGTCGATTCTCAAATGCAAAGTCCTGGGATGCGACAAGCGCCAGCCACCGTTCGGCAAGAATGAAAACTGTGAATTGTAAACAAAACATTCCCAAAAGTTCAAGATCATGAAAAAGACAACCAAAATCGCATTGATTGTGCTCGCCGCCGTAGTGGCCGGCATCGTACTGTTTAACCTGCTGCCCGACGGCATCCGCATCTGCTCGACGATCTCGGCCGGGGTGGGACTGGTGGCTGGTATCATCGTCAAATCGTGGTGGGACCGTAAAACGAAATAGCCATGACTCCGCGAGGATTAAGAAACAACAACCCGCTGAATATCGAGAAAACAAAGAGTGGTAATCCCTGGCAAGGAGAGATTGTACCGTCGAAGGACAGTCGTTTCGCGCAGTTCACGACAATGGCCTACGGGTATCGGGCTGCATTCAAACTGCTGAACAATTACCAGCGCAACTATGGGCTGGATACCATCCGGAAGATGATCGGCCGCTGGGCGCCCAGTAACGAGAACCACACGGACGCCTACGTCCGCACCGTGGCCGAGAGATCGGGTGTACCCGCCGATAGCCGAATCACCGCGACCAACCGGGATGTGATGATTCCCGTAGTTGCGGCAATGTCGTTCGTGGAAAATGGCGTGGAAGCCAAAATGTCCGACGTACAGTCAGGATGGGATTTATTCATCAAGGGATGAAACCTCTGATTTCGTACCTGCTCGCCGCGCTTGTCGCCGGGGCGCTGCTTTTCGGCTGGGGGTACCGCCGGGGAGCGGCCTCGGTGGGAATCCGGTCGGAAGTGCGTATCGATACCGTGTTCTATGAACGGCCAAGAATATTCGGTTTTTCCGAACAATCGGTGCGTGTCAGTGTTCCCAAGCTGCTGTTTGCTCCCGCGGATACGGTAGTGCGTGTTGTCGAGGCTGTGAACGGCACCGACAGCGTACAGATGGAGATTCCGGTGCGCACACTCGAATACCGGGATTCTACCTACTATGCCCGGGTGTCGGGCCCGGTTATCGGAACCCTCACGCCCCGGCTGGACTGGATCGAGACCTACAACCGGACCATTACCCAACCTTCTACAAAACGCAGCAGGTTCGCTGTGACGGCCGGGGTAGGCGTTGGATACACGCCCCAAGGTTTTCAGCCTATGGCCGGAGTGCAGGTCGGAATCGTACTGTGGAGTTGGTAAAGATATAAAGAAAAGTCGCCTATGTAATAATATAAGCCCATGCGATTGGGGAATGAGCATAAAAAGTCCCCAACGCTCCTCTCCATTATACCACTAATGTGTGCCATACGCACCGAGCATTGAGGACTATTCCTTAATTCGGGCGTATGGCTTTTTACATTAGTGGTATGTCAAATTTAAACTAAATATTTGATATGGAGATACGTAAAACCGAGATTTTTGCAAAAATACTTGATATTGTTGCAAATGAAACGGAATTGACATCCGAGCAAATCCTTTCGTGTTGTCGCACGGCCGAAACGGTTGATGCCCGTTACATGCTCGTTCATCTATTGCGGCGCGAAGGTATATACATCAGCGAGATCGCCCGCATGATGCATTTCTCTCGCCGAGGTATCGAAAAAATGCTTTCTCAGTTCGAGGACCGCCTCTCTCAAAGCGGACACATCTTCAAAGTGACCTTTGAACGCATTGCGAACAAAGTGCGCATAGCCTTCGAATCATCCCGTTGACCACCCTGCCGAGCCTGACCACCTTTGCATTGTAGCTATAATACAATGCTACCTCAATCGCTGAAGAGGTAAGAGGCGGACGAAATCATGTATATACATGGAAGCAGATTATTTAACGTCGGGCGATCTGGCTATGTGGGAGAGCAATCGCCATTACTACAAGCACCGCGACGGCATGGCCGCCACGGGTATCGGTCTGGCTGCCGGTCTGGGCGGCGGCGCACTCCTTCTGGCTGCAGCCGGAATATGGGGCATTAACCAGGCATCCAAAGCTCGCAGCGAGGGTGCAAGCAAGGCCATCGACATCCTCGCCCAGACGCAGCTCCAGGAGCGCGTTTCGCGTGAGGGCTGGCAGAACAACCATGCACCTACGATCAGCCAGTACGTTGATGTACGGGCAGGTGCAGGCGCCGGGGCAGGCGCTAACGCGCTGTCGAACGCCGAAGCAATCGCGCTGGCTCAGGCGATCAATGGCAATTCGGGGCTCAACTCCGCCATCGGAGGATGCAATTTCCTTCGCGTGGCGAGGTATTCCGCCCCGCAGCCTTGTGGTTGCGACACGTGCCAGGGTTAGCCCTTCCGGGGTGGGGCGGATTCCCGCCCCACCCTTAATCCTTAAAACCGCTACGATATGCTATTCGCTAAAAAAGAGTATCACAATATGGACGCAATCCGCACGACATCCAAAGACGCCCTGAAAAGATCGCTTATGCAGATGTATCAAGGTGATGTGGCCACGATGGAGCGGATGTATGATTTCTACATGAAAGATATGGAGAAGGTCCCCGATTTCGACCCGGTACCGCCATCAATGCTCCAGCAGGCAAAAACAACCATCGGGGAGCTGTTCGGATGGGCCGATGCCAATCAAGACAAATTGGTCGGCGCCTACAATCTATTCAGAACTATCAGAAGCGGAGAGCCTATAAGCACCGTGAGTGCCGCTGCTCCCGTAGCCGATGTCCCACCACTACCGAAACTATAAGCCATGCAACCCTATAAGATCGAAATATACATATATGCTGAATCCGAGCAGGAAGCCCGGGAGGTGCAGCAGGCAGCCTATGATTTCGTGAACGAGAACTACCAGCGAGGAGGGCTCGTGACGGCATCCAAACTGAAAGACCTGCTGATAAAATACAAGAACAACTTTTTCGTGCAAAACTTTCTGAAACGATGAGCGAGAACACCAATCCCCAGGAACCGCGTCAGCCGCGGAACCTTTTTGAACAGATACTATTTGGAGTGCAGGTAACGAACGACAATATCGTGACGCTGCACGGCCGCGTAGACGCCTTCGAGGCGAAAATAAACGCGATATACGATGCACTATACCCTACCTCCGAGCCTAATGCCTCCGGCGCGGATGAAAAAATAGAGACAGTAGGAGGCAAAACTAAATAATTACCCATTTTATGAGCTGTAACAAAATTCAAGCGGCTGTTATTACACCCGTTCTGGCAGCCGGATCGGTGGCTTCGCCGTACTTTTATGAGGTGAACATCACCCAGCGGCTTTGCTATCCGACGTGCGCAGACAACACTCCGGTATTCAATCCGCAGTTCTCGTTGAAATCGCTGTCACAAGTTGGGACCGGACGCTATGTGGCTACCGTCCATGTCGAGGGCATCATCTCTTATGTTCCGTGTAACGGCGGATGCGGATGCACCAAGCAGCAACCTCTCTCGCAGGATTTCACGATTCCCATTCAGTCGGCATCGACACCCACCGTAACCATCGAGCAGGGAGCCGCGATGAACGCCGTGGCGGCATCAGCCTGCCAGCCGTGCAGCCGGACATTCGTATCGGAAACGCCGATTACCGTAACGGTGGCAACGGCCGCAACCCCAACAGCGTAGCGGTATGCTGTGGATAGCCCTGCTCACTATGGTATGCGCCACCATTGCGCAGCACCTCGGGATGGCCGAGAAGATCGCGCAGATCGGCAGCCAGGTCATGGCATGCCCGAAATGCCTCTCATTCCGGGCTACGCTCTTTGTGCTGCTCGTTAACGGATGCAACATACTATGTGCGGTAGGGCTATCCCTATTTATGGCATACATTGCTAATTGGGTCGGATTCGCATATTATGGCGCGGAGAAATTATACGAAATATTATGGCAAAGAACAACAAGAAACCCGGATCAACGTCCTCAAAAGAAAAGGTCGAACCGGCAGTAATAATCCATACGCCAAATATCGTGGGAGTATATAAACCGCTGCCGCGGGTTCGGGCGTGCAAAAACTGTTAGATATGACATCAAGTGAAATGAAAGAACGATACGAGCGACTACATGACAAGATGGCCAGCATGGACGATGAGCACGCAGAAAAGGTGTTCGCGGGAGCCCAGATGTGGGCATTCGGGAAAATCGCGGAAACGTCGCCGACCATCGCCGAAATGTGGCTTGGGAAAATGGAGGCGATATGCTGGTATAATTACCTGTCAGACGCCGAGGCAAAGATGATCGCCGCGAAGCTCGTAAACCAAGACGGAAGCACCGGAGCAAAATGGAGCAAGGAGGCATTCCTGCAAACCGTGGAAAAGCTGGACGGGGAGGTCGAAAAGGAGCCGTATTACAACGACAATGCCCTATGGGTTACGGCTGTAATGATATACAGCGATCACGCCAAGAGTATCGCCGAGGATATGGGACACGCTTCGCCGGCTGATATTCCGTCCGAAAAAATGGCGCTATCTTGCTACCGGAAAGCCGTGGAGAAACTCTGCGACAAGGACCGGAAGCACTTTATCCGAGAGTATTTCGAAGATGAACTGACGTAGAAAAACGTCCTCGCATTAATTGCGGGGACGCTACTTTGTTATGAATGAAGAAATGACATACTGGATGTCGCAGCTCGAAATAAGCGAGTGCTCCGCACCGCTGTTCGCCCTTGTGATCGCGAGGCTAATGGAAGCGATATGATCACTCCAAGAGTTTGACCAGATCAACTTTCATATCCTCGTCGATGTCCCGATAGCGGGCGAATGCCTTGCTGCCCTCTTTATGGCCCGACAACGCGCCGACAAGATTGGGGTCCTTGACTTGTTTGTATAGGTTGCCTATGAAAGTGCGTCGCGCCAAGTGGGACGATGCGACCTCCCAAATAGGTCGTTGCTCCGGCTCTCGGGTAAGCTGATTCAGGATCGTTACTTTCCGTTTCAATCCAGCGGCAAGGAAAATCTGTTTAATCGCTTTGTTGTACTGCTGTTCTGCGATAAGTGGCAGAAGAGACGGACCCTCATAACGGGCATAACGGTCCAGTATTTCGCGAGCAATGGAATTGAGAGGAACCCTGACTGTTATAGGGCGCCCGTCCTTTGTTTTGCGAGGAATATATTCAATAGCTCCGCGAATTAGATTATCTTTCGTCAATGCATATAAGTCACCAACCCGACATCCGATCAAGCATTGGAATACGAAGATGTCTCGTTGAATGGATAGCCGGGGATGTCGAGAAAGATTCGTGTGAAATATTTTATTCCGCTCATCTATAGAAATATAGTAAGGGGTCCCATAAACGCAGTCTTCAATAGCATATTTCTTAAAAGGGTTGTTCGTTGTCTTATCATTATCTACCGCCCATATAAATATAGTCCTCAGCTTCTTCATCATACCGCTGATCGTGTTCGATCCTCGCGGGATCGGCTTACGGGATTCAGGAACCTGCTTGTATATTTGAGGATTGGCAGTAGCGATAACATGCTCGTTGCGCAGATAATTGTCGATAACATACAAGTCGTCCAATGACAAAGTGTCAATATCCAAGATATATCCGGGTTCTTTGATCTGCCTCCACAGCTCATACCTTTTCAATATTCGGAACAAAACCCTAAAATTGGCCTGTCGAACCTGCGATAGCTTGCGCTTCTGAATAAATTCGTCACAAATATCGAAGAATCCGGGTTTTAGCAAGTGAAACTTTTCAGGGTGCAGGCGTTTGTCCACTTCGATACGGAATGTCTCGGATAATACATTCTCTTTGTCGGGAAGCGAAGTATATACATCCAATAAAAGATTTTTCCATTTTGCAACATCGGCGTTGAACTCTCCCCTTGCGATAGTATCATAAATCACTTTTGATTTAATTTCTTGCCGTTTCGGGTCCCAATGTGCCGGATTTATTTCTAAATTTGACGTGTAAAAAAGTTGAACGTACCTGCCGTCCCGAATTCGGAACCGGACTTTGCACTTGGCACCTTTTTTTGAGGTGCGAACGAAAGCGGAGATAGTAGCCATCGGGATAGTATTTAAGTGGTGGTGCAAGTTTAGTTTTTTTGCACCACACAACCAAATACAAATGTCCTTATTTGTCCGGAGTTGTCACAAATAAAACCACGTAAAACACGGAAGCTCAAATATAAAAGCAAAATAGACAACAAGATACAAATACGCCGACGGACAGCAATGTGGCCGCGGTGGGGCTACAAGAAAGGAGG